GCTGGACACTCACTTACAATTTGCGAGGGCCATCGAGTTCGATTGATATAACCGCCGCCGGCCAGGCCGATGGCAGTTACCTGGTTTCAGTTTCGGCGGCAACGTCGGCAAACTGGACGGCGGAACGCTATCGGTTCAAGGCTTTCGTTTCAAAAGATTCCAGCCGTTATGAAGTGGATGAAGGCCGGATCGTTGTTGCGGCTGATTTTGCCGAACTGGCAATTTTTGATGAACGGTCGCACGCCGAAATCACACTGGCCAATATCAAAGCGGTATTGGAGAAAAAGGCAACCCGCGATCAACAAAGTTTCACCCTCCCGAACGGCCAGTCGCTAGAGCGAATTTCGGTTCCGGATCTGTTGAAGTTCAAAGATTATTATGAACGCGAAGTCGCGAACGAACGCAACGCCCGGCGACTCAAGCGCGGTAATCGTATCGGCGGCGTTATACTGACAAGGTTTACCTAAAATGGTTTGGAAAATTTTTGGCGGCGGGCGGCAAGTCAATGCGGTGGATCGTAAGGATCCGCCTGCACCAAAGCGGCGGCCTATCCATGCGCGCGGATATGACGCGGCCAAAATGGGCCGGCTGGTTGCTGACTGGCCAACGATGGAACTATCAACCGATGAAGAAATCCGGCGATCATTGAAAGCGATCCGGGGGCGGTCGATCGATCTAAGCCATAACAACGATTACATTAAACAGTTCTTGCGGATTTTGCCTACCAACGTTCTAGGCGCCAAAGGTCTTTCCCTGGTGATGAAGGCCAAGGATGATCAGGGCGAAATCGATAAGGATCTAAACGACAGGATTGAGGCGGATTTCAGGGATTGGGGCAAAAAATATTGTTCTGTCAATGGCCGTGGAAATTGGGCCGGGATACAAAAGCGGGTTGTACGACAGACGGCCCGCGATGGCGAAGTTTTTGTTCGCCTGGTCAAGAACTTTAACAATCCTTATCGGTTTGCCTTGCAGGTGATCCGGGCATCGGCCTGCGATGAACAATTGAACATTAACGAGGCGGGCCGCAACCAGATCCGCTTGGGGGTTGAGGTTGATCAATGGGGTAAGGCGGTCGCCTATCACTTTATGACAAAGCCAGGCCGCGCCGGGAGTTATGCGGCGCGCGGGCGGCATTATCAGCGGATCCCCGCCGATCAGATTTTGCATATCTTTGATCTTGATGATAGCGATCAGATCCGGGGCATTCCCTGGGCGCATACAGCAATGCGCCGGCTTAAAATGTTAGCTGGCTATGAAGAAGCGCAAGTCGTAGGCGCAAGGGCGGCGGCTCAAAAGGTGGGTATCTGGCGGCAAACGGATCCGCAGGCCGGCACGCTTCCCGGTGGTTACAACCCCAATGGTGATGCGGATGAAGGCGGCCAGGGTGATTATGATGATGATCCCGGCGAATTCCATGAGGACGGCCAGGCCGGCGAATTCCTGATCGCACCCGCCGGCTATACGTTGGATGCGTTTGATCCCCAGTATCCGCACCAGGTTTTTCCGGAATTTTTAAAAGCCATGATGTTGGGGGCGTCGGCGGGTGTCGGCTTGTCAAAACCGACGCTATCCGGCGATTTGTCAGATGTGAACTTATCCACGATGCGCCTGGGTATCCAGGCGGAAAGAGATCACGCCGGGGAGATAAAGACGTATATGGAGGGTGCCTTTCACGATCAGGTTGTATCGGCCTGGCTGGATATGCAGGAACTTACGGGCCGGGTTGATGTTATGGATCGGGCGCGCATCGATGCGGGGATCGGATGGCCGGAAAGAGTGTGGCCCTATATGGATCCGGTTAAAGAGGTTACCGCCGATGAAAAAGCGGTAAAATTGGGCTTTAAGTCGCGCCATCAAATTTGTCGGGAACGCGGTGTCGATTTCGCCGATATCGTTGATGAACAGGCGCGCGAAATCGAAATGATGAAAGCGGCGGGAATGCCGCTTGATGATGGACCTAACCCGCCTTTACCGCCGCCGGCGGATGAAGATCAGGACGATGATGAAAACAAACCAACCCCGCCGAAGCGGGGTTTTTTAGTGGAGAATTGACGATGAAAAAGAAAGTCGAACAGAAAACCGAAATCCGCAAAACCGGTGTTCAATACCGGACATTTACCGTTGCCGATCGCGCGATCGATGAGGATGCGCGAACGGTCGAAATTTCGTTTTCAAGTGAAGCGCCGGTCGAACGGTATTTCGGAATTGAAATTCTCGATCATAGCGCCGGTTCGGTCATTCTGGACCGGATGAACAACGGCGGCGCGTTCCTAGTCAATCACGATACCGATGATCAAGTCGGTGTTGTGGAAAGTGTGGTTATTGATAGCGCCGACCGCGTAGGCAGGGCCGTTGTCAAGTTCGGGCAATCTGTTCGCGCGAAAGAGATATTCCAAGACATTACCGATGGAATCCGCCGATCAATCAGCGTTGGTTATCGGATTTTTGAAGCTGTTTTGGAATCAGAAATCGACGGGGTTGATACCTACCGCGTAAAGCGTTGGGAGCCTTTGGAGATTTCGATTGTTCCGGTTCCGGCTGACATTAGCGTCGGGGTTGGCCGGAGCGAAACACGTGCATATGAAACAATCTTTAAAAGGGAAATTGTTATGGAAAATGAAGACAACACGAACACGGCTGATCGGGCGGGAACGCCCGCGCAACCGGCACCGGTGGTTGATACCGCCAAAATTCAGGCCGATGCCCGTGCGCAGGCGGTCAAGGAAGCCAACGCCATGTTGGCGCTTGGCGCAAAGCACAACAAACGCGACCTGGCTGAAAAAGCATTGGCTGAAAACAAGACCCTGGCGGAATTCCGGGGAATTTTGCTTGATGTTATTGGAGATGAAACGCCTTTGGAAACGCCAACCGGTGAAATCGGTTTGAATCGTGGCGATGCACAACGCTATTCGATTTTGAATGCCATTCGGGCCGCGCATTCGAAAGACTGGTCGAAAGCCGGGTTCGAACTGGAATGCTCGAAGGCGGTTGCCGATCGGACAGGACGTGCGGCGCGCGGGTTCTTTCTGCCAAGTGATGTAATGTCAGTTAAACGTGATTTGTCGGTTTTGGCACAACAACGGGATTTGACGGTGGGTTCACCGACCGGCGGCGGCAACCTGGTCGGAACCGATCACATGGATATGGATTTCATTACCGTATTGCGCAATCGGATGATGATTCGCACAATGGGAGCCCGTGTTCTTGCGGGCCTGGTCGGCGATGTTTCCTTTCCGCGCCAAACCGGATCCGGTACGGCCTATTGGGTAACGGAAGGCGGTAATACAACGGAATCGAATCAGACTTTTGGAACCGTTGCATTATCGCCCAAAACCGTTTCGGGGCGTACCGATTTAACCCGGAAACTGTTGCTCCAATCGTCGCCGTCGGCAGATATGCTGGTTATGGATGATCTGGCGGCGGCGCTTGCCCTGGCCATCGATTTGGGTGCCATTGCCGGTTCGGGATCCAGCGGCCAGCCGACCGGCATTCTCAATACCAGCGGTATTGGCGATGTTGCGGGCGGCACCAACGGCCTTGCGCCTACCTGGGCGCATATTGTCGATCTGGAAACCGAAGTTTCTGTCGATAACGCCGACGTTGGATCGTTGGGGTATCTGACAAATTCACAGGTCCGTGGTGTGATGAAGAAAACAACCAAAGTTTCAGGCGATGCCGGTGCCGGCTTCCTTTGGGAAAAAGGCGGCGATTATGCATCCGGCTTTGGTGAATTGAACAGCTACCGCGCCGGCGTAACGAACCAGGTTCCGAGTGATCTTGATAAGGGAACGTCAAGCGGGGTTTGTTCGGGCATTATCTTTGGTAACTGGTCGGAGCTGCTGATCGGCGAATGGGATGTGTTCGATATTAAACTGGATGAAATAACCCTGGGCGATTCCGGTGGCCTGGTGGTTCGCGCCTTCCAGGATGTAGATACCGGAGTTCGCCGGGCTCAATCGTTCTCCGCAATGCAGGACGCATTAACGGCCTAAAGCCGGGTTGACTTTAACCACAAACAAGGCCGGCCCGGGTTTAATCGCGGGCCGGTCTTTTAATCTCAAAACACAAAGATTTTCGAAAGGGGAAATCAACATGGCAGACGAAAAAAAGATGCGCATTTTCATTGCGCGGAATACCCGCATTGGATCAAACGCGGCGGAACGGGGAGCAACGGTTTCCTGTCCGGTCAGTGACGCACTTTATTTGATCGGTTTGGGCAAGGCTTTTGATCCGGCCAACAAGGAACATGAAGCCAAAATCGAGGCGGTTCGAAAGCAACTGGCCGCCGAAAAGAAGGCCGCCGCCAGTAATTAATCTGGCGGGGTTGAGATTGAACAGAAACGCCGGGGCAATCCCCGGCGTTTTCTTTTGGGATAATTTTAATGAATTTTGAAGATCAAACCGATATTGATGGCATGTTCGATGCCGATGATTTTGCGGAAGCGGTGGTTTATACGCGATCGGGGCAAAGCCCGGAAAATGTCGAATTGATCCTGGATTATAAAGCGGGTGAACACAATCTGTTGTCGGCGCGTGCGGATGCCGGCGAATGGATTGCCAGCGTTCCGGCGGCCAATATTGCGAGCGGCGCGCCTGGCGTGAATGATATTTTTGTTGCCGGTCGGGGAACTTTTACGGTTACCAAAGCAACCCTGGATGCAAGCGGGTTTATTTATGATCTGAAACTGAAGGGGCCGGCCTGATGGAAATTAGCGCCGCCTTGCATGGTCGCCTGGATGAGTTCATGGAACGAAAATTCCGGGGCGTACAAACGGGAATTAAAACAGGGGTTGCCGATACGGCGAAAGCCCTGCAATTGGGGTGGCGGGGTGCCATCAATCAGCGGTTTTCCGGATCTGGCCGGGTACGCGGCGGAAATCGTCGGATGGCAAACGCAATCCGGATGCGGGTCTATGAGAACGATAACGCCGGCGCGGGGGCCATCGTTTATTCGAAATTTGGCCGCAAGGATGCAAGCGGGAAATTTGTTGACTATTTGTTACCGCATGTAACCGGGGCAACCATTCGGCCTAAAAATGGCCGGTGGATTTATATACCCCTGCAGAAAGGCCGGCGGGCAAAGACAACCCGGTTTAGTGAACAGAACACAAAAAACCTGGCATTCATTCCGTTATCGGGTGGCCGGGCTTTGCTGGTGCGCAAGACCAGAACGCGATCGACGCCAATAGCTCTTTTACTTCGGTTTATCCGAATTCCAAAGGGGTTGAATTTTGAAGCGATCGTTCGCCGGGAACAGGCGGCCCTGGGCCGGCGCTTACTTGAGAATATGGAGGCGGCGGCATGACAACGCAACGCGCTTTGGTGCTGAATGCAGTCGAAACAAAGTTGAATGCAATTTCTGGCCCTGGTAAGTCGCGCAACCGGGATACCGAAGTCGATCCTTCGGAATATCCGCATATTGCCATGTATGACGGCGGTCACGTTGTATTGCCACAGAATGCAGGCAGTACGGTCTATAGGGTGCGCTTCGACGTTGAGGGCTATGTAACGTCGGCGGATGCGGATGGCCTGGCCACCGCGATCGATGCGCAATATGAAAATATTTTGACGGCGATCATTGATCCGGCGGATCCGCTTCTATCGGTCGGATCTGTTCGGGATGTTCGGGAAATGGATATGGGCGATCCAGATATATTGAATGAAGGCCAAAGCAATGTTGCGGCGGCTTTTCGTGTTGGTTTCGAAATTGATTTTGAAACGGCGGAAGGCGACCCAACGGTCGCCGGTTAATCAGGAGAAAAAAAGATGCGTAAACAAGAATCCGGGCCGGTGCCTGGTGGTCGTACCGTGGCAAAACCGGATCCGGTTGAGCCCAAACAAAGCAAATCGAGCGGCGATCGTGCCGGCAAACCGAAAAATCAGGAGTCTGACAAATGAGCGTTTATCGCACATTAAATAAAACCTTGCTGGCGAAAGTGGAATCAACGCCAGGAACCGACCCAACGCCTACAGTTGGCAGCAATGCGATCAAATGTTTCGGCATCCAATCATCAAATAACTTTGATGCGCAAAACACCGATGATGAACATACCGGATCGCTGGATAGTGGCGATCCAATCATCGGCGGCGGTTCTGTCGGCATATCCTTCGGGGTGAACCTGAAAGGTGCGGGAACTGCAGGCGCGGCACCGGAATATGGCGCGGCCTTGCGTGGGTGCGGATTTTCAGAAACTTTGACGGCGGCGGATGTTACCGGGACGGCGCAAGCCGGCGCGACGGGAACAATTACCCTGGCGGCGGGCGCGTCGGCGGTCGATGATGCATATAAGGGCATGGTGATCGAATTGGATGGTGGCACCGGATCCGGGCAATCCAATATTATCACGGCTTACGACGGGACAACAAAGATTGCAACGGTGGCCGCAAACTGGACAACGCCGCCGGATGCGACTTCGACCTATGCAATTGTTGCCAATGCGCTTTATCGACCGGCATCAAGCGGGCTTGAAAATCTCGCTTTTTACGAATACCAGCACGCCGCGGCGTCGGGTGGTAATTCCATTCTGAAAAAGATCCTTGGCGCGGCTGGATCCATGCAGCTTGAAATCACCAACCGGGAATTGGCAAAGCTGAATTTTACCTTTACGGGTATCTTGCCGGAAGTGCCTTCAAGCGTTTCGCATCCAGGGGCGGCGACTTATGACGATGTGAGGCCGGAAGCCTTCAAGAATGCGCAATCTCTGTTAGGTGGTGAGGTGGTTAAGTTTAATCGCTTTACCAGTGACCTGGGGGCCAACGTTGCGCAGGCCGATGATCCGGCGGCGACCTATGGCTATGATGTTGCCGGCATCACGGCGCGCAAAATTACCGGCACCATTAACCCGAACCTGATTGATGTGGCAACCCGCGACAACATGACCGATTTCCTCAACTCCAACACAAAAACGATTGTGATGCGGTGGGGAAGTGTTGCCGGGAAACGGGTTTCGATCCTGATGCCAACGGTTACATATACCGGCCTGAGTGGTGCCGATATCAATGGGTTTGCGCACCAGGAAATCCCGTTCCAATGCGATGGTGAAAACAATGGCCTTTGGATTTGCGTGCATTAATGGTTGATGCAGCAAAATCGGAAGTCTGGTTTACGCCAGCGGACCAGGCCGACCAGCCGGAAACGGATCAAATTTCATACCGGCTTAAGGTTCCGAGCCATCTTGAAAAAATCCAGTTCAAGAAAATGATTCGTTCCCTGGGTGGTCGGTTATGGGGGCCGGAAGAATTGCGCGCGGCAATGCGGGTTGCCATTGGCCGCCTGTTCGATGAAGAAAGCGAACAGGCCGAACGTGATGAATGGTTGGCTTTCCTGAATGGCTATTGGCAATTGGCGGATGAATTTGCCGGTTTCGATCAGAAACACCGGCAATTCATTTTGTCGGAAGGAACTTCGGGCATCGATCCAGGGTCGCAATCGGATGATATTAAAGGCGTGATATCGGCGATCCAGGGCCTGGCTGAAAAGTTTGATTATATTTCTGGCTGTTTATATCGGGGGGATCAAACCTATCGGGATATGTTGGCCGACAATGCCGCTTATTTTCCGATCTCGAACTATGTGGCTTTGTCGATGTTTATTCTCGAATGGAAGGGCATCGAGGCCAAATGCGATCGGAACCGGGACGGATTGAAAGAATCCAGTTTTCCCCATATTCCCGAAAATCATCTATTGGAGCTTGATCTAAAGTTGGGTTCCTTGATGTCTCCATCGGAGAAACAGGAAAAAAACTGAGTCTCCTCTTTTTGTGGCGGGCAAGGTCGGCGGATTTTGCCGATTTTGAAGATCTAACGCCGGATAATCCGTTACAGGGAGAGGGGTTTAGTTTTCCGGAAATTGGCTGGCCGGCTTTGCACGTTCATCCGCGATATATTGTCGATGATGAAAGTTATGATTATTTCGGCCTTTGGCAGGTGTTTAATAAATCCGGAATCTTGCCGGAAGCGGGTGGTTGGTTAGACCAGGCTGCAAAGACACTGGAAATCTTTGCAATTCTGGATCGGGCGCAATCCGTAATTCAATCCATGTATAAAACGGCCAGGCCGGCACCCTAAATCGGCGATAGCTGATCAGGTGCCGGCACTGGATTTTTTTTGTGAAGGTAATTTTTTTCAATGCCTCAAAATGATCTTTATATCCGCATCGGGGTAAAGGATGCCGAACAGGCCAAAGCCGCCTTGCGTTCGTTTGGGACGGATGGCCAAAAGGCATTGAATAACCTGGAACGGGCAACCAGAAAGCCGAGCAAAAGCCTTTTACGCCTTGATTCGCATGTTAAGGGAACGCGGGTAAGTTTGCAGCGGATGGGGCAAACGGCATCTATTCTTGACGGGCCGTTGGGTGGCATTGCATCCCGGTTTAGTGGACTTTCGACTTTGATATCGGGCGCGGGAATTGCGATGGCCGGTTTTGCCCTGGCCGGCGCGGCGGCGGTTGCCGGGCTTGGTAAAAGTATCGCCGCTGCGAATGAATATGAAAAATCCATGTTCAAGATCGAGGCGGTTTTAAATACAACCGGTTTTGCATCGGGAAAAACAGCGGCGGAAATCAACGAACTGTCAATCGCCATCGGTAAAGGCACCCTGGCCAGTGTCGGCGGGGTGAGAGAAGCGGCGGCGCAGTTGTTGACATTTAAAAATATTTCGGGTGATGCCTTTGATCGTACCCTGATCGCGGCGCAGGATTTGGCGGCGCTCGGGTTTGGTACGGTCGGATCATCGGCGGTTCAGTTGGCAAAAGCCCTTGAAGATCCGGCAACGGGTCTAACCATGTTGCGCCGGGTTGGTGTGAGTTTCACACAAAGCCAGCAAGATATGATCAAGGCCATGCAGGAAGCCGGCGACGTTGCCGGCGCTCAAGCGATAATTTTGGCAGTCGTCGAAGGCCAGGTCGCCGGCGCTGGATCCGCTCAGGCCGGCGGCCTGGCCGGCGCTTATGATACATTGACCGAAAATGTCGGACTATTCCTAGAGGGTGTCGGGAATAGTGGCCCGATTCAAATTATGACCGCGGCCTTGTCGGGGATGAGCAATATTCTTTCCGATTTGAATGATTCCGTATTTCCGCCGCTTAATCAAAGAATTGCCAATCTGAAAGCCGAAATAACTGATCTGCAGATTGAAATTGAACAACCAGGCCGGCTTACCGATATCGAGGCAACCGGAATTCTACATTTCGAAACGACGGTAGAGGACAAAAACGCCGATCTATTACAACGTCGGGAGCAATTGGCCAAACTGATCGCGGAACAGGAATCACAACAGGCACAAAAAAGACTTGCTGAAAAGGCGGCGGCGGATCGTCAATATGAAGCCGCCCTAGAAGCCAATTTATTGAGGGAGATAAAAGCCCGCGATAAACATACCAAAGAAATGGAAACGGCAATCAAGAAAGAGGCAAAGGCGCGGATTAGTGCAACGGAAAAAGCCTTATCGGAAATTGAGCGCCTAGAGGACCAGGCGGCAAAAGCAAGCCTGGATCCGATTGCCTTTGTTGATCGAGAACGCACAAAATCGCTAGACCATTACCGGGATCTTGAACAGAAAAAATTGATTACCGCCAACCAGTTTGGCCGTGCAGAGTTCGCAATTCAGGAAACCTGGCTGGAAAAGCGTAAGGCGGCGGAAAAGGAATTCGTGAAATTACAGTATGACCAGCGCGAACAAACGTTCGGCGGCGCGGCGCAAAACCAGATTTATGATTATTTCGGTGCAATCGATAGCGCGGGATCGCGCACCGGGAAATTCATAACCGGGGCATTTGGTGATGTTGAGGGTTCCTTAACGCAGTTTTTTTCGGGTGCCAAGGTATCCGGAGCGGATTTCCTGGATAGTATGAAATCCGGCCTTGCCCGGCTGGCGGCTCAGGATGTCATTTCGGGGATTGGTGGCGCTTTGGGCCTGGGTGGATCCAGTTCCGGTTCGGGATCGATCATAGGGACGGTTCTAAAAGAGGGCGTCGGGTTTATTAAAGATTTGTTTTTTGCCGATGGTGGAAGGGTGGAAGGTCCTGGAACCGGTACATCTGACTCCATTATCGCGCGGGTTTCCAATGGTGAGTATGTTGTTAATGCCGGCGCAACCGCAAGGCATTTGCCTTTACTCGAAGCGATCAATGATAATCGGGTTCCAGGATTTGCAAAGGGTGGCCGGGTTGGTGCCGATGGGCTTTTGGGCTTTGCATTTGGCGGTATCAATTCGGGCGATGATGCGCGGGGCACGGCTTCGCAACGCGGTGCCGGCAATGCGGGTTATGGAGCCTTCGGCGGCGGGGATCTGAGCGGCGGCCCTGGTGATTTCGACGGATTATATACACCGGATACCGACCATATTTATAATGTTTTTGATCAATACGGGAATATTGTTGATCGGTTTGGTGGTGGCTTTCTGGATCGGATTGCAACTTTTTTCGGGTCTGGCCAGGATAGCGGGTTTTTGGGATCCCGCGCGGCGGGAATTGGTGGAACGCTTGTTTCGGCGCTGTTGGGTGGTTTGCCTGGTTTGCTGTTGGGATCATCCATCGATCTGGGCCGTGAAATTGGAACGGGCGGGTTAGCCAGAAATGGCTATGGCGGCGGCGGAACCGGCGCTATGGGGCTGGTTTACGATCTGATTTCGGGCCGGCAATCTTTTGACCAGTTGGTCGATAATACCCTAAACAAATTTAATTCATTTGCCGGCAGTTTTGGCGGGGGATCGCAATCCCTGTTTTCCGATCGTGATGCCGGGTTCGGTGGCGGAAACAACGGCTTTGCGGGATTGGACGGGTTACCGTCACAAAATCAGGTTTATGCAAGTTTCGCTGGATTTGGTGGGGGAGCGTTTGACAAGTTCCGGGGAGATCTGGCCGGCCAGTATCGCAATGTTGAATTGACCGGTGCGCAAATCCTTCGGGGCTACCGGCGCGGCGGGCGGCCTGCTATCGGCCAGGAAGTTTTAGTCGGTGAAAGCGGCCCGGAACCGTTTGTCGCTGATTTACCGGGCACCATTCTTAGTAATGCGAAAGCCCTGGAAAGATCGCAAAGCCCGGATCTTTCGGAACTTGTCGATCTGCAACGGGAAAGCAACGACAACCAGGCGCAAATGATGAATATTATGGCGAATCAGCAACGCCAGATTTCGGCTCTGGTTTCCGCTTATGGCCAGTCGGCCAGGCTTCGAAAAACGGCCAGGGCGTAACGATGAGCGTTTTAACTGACATTACCGCCCGGCGGGTCTATGCGGTCGAACTAATGCCCTATGATCCGGCGACCGATGCCACAGTTACCCTTTACGGGGCAACGTCGGGGTTCACCACGTCGGCAACCGATACGCCGGCGCATACCTTTTTTGAACCGGTTATTAACAATGCGTTGACCTATTCGCGATCGATGTTTGAGCCTAATAAAATCGGTGGGCGGTCAATGCCGGATCCGGGTGTTATCGAAATTATAAACGTTGGCGGTTTTGATGAGTGGTTGGGTTACATCTATGATGGCCGGGCGGCAACGGTAAAAGTCGGCTACGATGGGGACGATTATACAGACTTCGAAACTCTGTTTACTGGTGTTTGTGGTGAAATCGAATATCAGCGTAACTTAATCAGAATTCCCATATTCGATAAACAGGATCGGCTAGATAAGCTGATCCAGGAAAACCATTACGCCGGCACCGGCGGTAATGAAGGGGATGAAGATTTAGAAGGCAAGCCCAAACCTGTATTGATGGGTGAATGCCTCAACGTGACCGCAATCTATGTGGATCGGACTTCATACGTTTTCCAGGTTCACGATGGCGCAATCAATGCCATTGATGCGGTTTACGATCAGGGCAAACTATTAACCCTGACAACCGACTATACGGTCGATCTGTCAAATGGCCGATTTACACTTACAGCCGCGCCGGCTGGCGTTGTAACCGCCGACGTAAAAGGATCGGCGACCGGGGCGGCCTATGTATCGAGCGTTGCCGATATTGTTGAGCGGATCGTTAAGGATTACGGCGGTTTTGTTTCTGGTGAACTGGATACGGTTAGTTTCGCCGATTTGAATACGGCAAATAGCGCCAAGATCGGGTTTTATACGGCGACAACCGAACGCAATATCCTGGATGTTCTGGATGAAGTTTGTTTATCGATCGGGGCCTTTTATACGGTTACCCGAACCGGAAAATTCCGGGTGGCGCGGTTTGAAGCGCCGGCCGGCGCGGCGGATAAGAGTTTTGAAGAAACGGATTTGATTTTAAACCAGATGGTGCGGGATTCTGGCGGTGCCATAACCTGGCGACAGCGGGTTCAATACGGCATAGCCTGGACGGTTCAATATGCGGATAACCTGGATCCGGCGGCGACCGATGCGCATAAAAGTTTTATTGCCGAACCGTACCGGGTCGCATCGGTTGAGGATACCGATATCAAGGAAGATGGCGTCGGTAAATCCGGATTTATCAATGCCGTTGACCTTGAGCCCTTGCAAACGTTGCTGGTTGAGGAAGCCGACGCGGCGACGGAAGCGGCGCGTTTACTTACCTTGTACCGCACCCGGCGCGATCGTTTCCTGGCGCCGGTTAAAACATCCGCTTTTGATACCGAATTGGGTGATGTGGTTGAAATCACGCATTCCCGGTTCGGCTTGTCTGGATCAAAAAAATTCACGGTTGTCGGCATGGATGAGCGGGCGGCGGAAAATCAAATCGATTTGGAGTTATGGGGCTAATGGCGCAAAAAGTTTTCATTTTGTATGACAATAAGGTCGATGATGCGACGATGAGCGCATCGAGCGTTGCCGGCACCTTGGCGGCGTCGAACCTGGTAAACCGGCAAATTAAAAAGCTTGCGCGAACCACGGGCGTTTCGGCGGAATACTGGCAAGCCGACTTCGGCGAAACGGTGTCGATTTCCTGCCTTGGTTTGTGGAACCATAATTTCACTATTGACGCAACGATCCGCGCGCGCCTTTCCGCCAATTCTGATATGTCGGCACCTGTTTTGGATGAGACATTCGAAGCCTGGCCGCCGCTATATGGGGCCGATGATATTGGCGCGGATCTATGCGGATATGGGGGATATCCTTTTTTAACCAGCTTTAATGATTACAAATATTATTGGGTTGAGCGGCTTTCAACCACATATGACGCCAGATATTTAAGGCTTGATATCGTTGATGCGGGCAATACGGCTGGATATCTGCAGGCCGGGCGATTGATCGCCGGCGTTGGCTGGCAACCTGAGAAAAATTTCTCGATGGGTTGGTCGCTGGATTGGGTGGATCAATCCGAACAAGTGCCAATGGAAGGCGGCGCGGTTTGGGTTGATGAGCGTGAAAAATTCCGTGTTCTAACCCTTCCTTTTAAGTTCGCAACGGCGGCGGATGCGGATGGCGGATACAATGAATTTAAACGGATCGTTGGCCATTCCAAAGATGTCCTGGTTATCCCGTTTCCGGATTCTGTTGGAATTCAGCAGTATAAAAATACCATTTATGGAATGCCAACGCTCGGCGGATTGAAAGCGCCAAAACAAGAGGGCGTGGATCTGTTTCAATTTTCAACCCAATTTAAGGAGTTAATAGCGTGACTGCATATGATGAAGTTGTCGCCATGGCAAAAGGCGATTTATGGCTGGCCAAATTTCAGGCCATGGCCGCGCAAGTAAAATCCGATGTGGCTGGTTTTAACGCCGGCCTTTTGTCCGATGCGCTCAGTTACGGGGCGCGGGAGATCTCAAGCGCGACGGGCGTGCTTCTGACCAGCACCGACAGCCGGATCCAGGTGGTAACCCAAACCGCCACAGGGCAGGCGGTAACCTTGCCGGATGCAACAACCGATATCGAGGGCCGGCCCTGGACCATATCCAATGGTGGAACCAGTGCCTTTGCAGTCAATGACGCGGCGGCGGTGCAACTTGTCGCCGCCGTGGCCGTCGGGGAAACCTATATGATCATGCTGATCGATGGGGCGACGGCGGCGGGGGTGTGGCTTATTGAGCGTTTAAGTAATCCGCCGGCACCGGATTATGACGATACGGCTTTGCAAACGCAAATTGCATTACTGAATCTGCGCCATGTTATTGATTTGGGTTTGCCGATCATCCAGGCTGTAAACGGGATTGCCGATGAATATGAAAATATGAGCGGCGTTGATTTTTATACAGCGCCGGCAAGCGAGGTGTTAAACGTTAACTTTGATGGTGCAGATGCGGCGACTTCTGCAACTGACTCAAGCACAGCGGCACAGCCTTTAACCTTTGTCGGCAACGCACAGCTTGATACAGCACAGTTTCGGGAAGGCGGCTCAAGTTTGCTGCTTGATGGCAACGGCGATTATATCAGCATTGCCAACCATGCGAATAATGCACTCGGCACCGGCGATTTTTCCATTGAATGCTGGTATCGGCCAAATGTTTTGCCCGCCGGGGTAGCGTTCGCCGGAGCCTTTGCATCAAAGGGAGATCCGTCAACTACCGGATGGCTCTTTGGTCATGGCGGCACTCAGATTTTCGTGAATATTGCCAACGTCCAGGTTTTGGTCGGCACGTCGGGTTTTGTTGTCGGCAACTGGTATCATGTTGCCCTGGCGCGGGTGTCCGGGGTCATGAAAATCTATGTGGATGGTGTCGAGGTTGCTTCGGCGTCGGTGGGGACGGATTTGAGTATTGCGGCTGCATGGCAGATTGGTGCTATTTCAGGCTGGACGGCAGTGTCCCGCGATATTGACGGGTGGATCGAGGATTATCGTGTTCTTAAGGGCGCTTCGGCCTATAGCGCGGCCTTCTATCCGCCGCGTAGTTTTAACGGGATTTCAACAGACGTTACATATGACGAGGCCGGCGATTATTTACATAATCCGGCGTCGGCAAATATGGTTCTGGTTTCGGTTGGATTCACGGCGGTCGCGGTGCCGGCAACGGGGCGCGTGGTTTGCCTGCATGAACCGGTTGCGGCGGTGACTTACAACACAGATTTTACGATCGAGGTTTCCAGGGATGGCGGGACTACCTGGACGGTGGCAACGATCAATGATGAGGGCGAATATGCGGCGGGGATCAATATCCTGTCAACGGATCCGATAGATTTGACCGGCCAGCCATCCGGCAGCGATATGCGCTATCGGCTGAAAACCTTAAATGAAATTGTCCAGATTGTTCACGCAACTTATTTACAGTGGAGTTAAAACAATGGCCGCACGATATGTAAAGCCGGGGCGGGGGAGCCCGTTCAAGACCGCCGGCGGGGAGAAAATCGAGCCCGTGAAGCCCGGTAAAAAAATAAAAGTAAAGAAAAGCAAATAAATGATTTTGTGATCGTTCACAGGAGATACGCCCATGCGTAAGGTTTCCGCCGCCCTTTTGGGCGGTTTTTTAATGCTCATCGCCCATGCAAGCCATGGCCAGGCCGTCTGTGGCCTGCGCGCCGCCATGCTTAAACAACTGCAGGGAAATTACAGGGAAACACCGGTTTCTATGGGGCTGGCCAGTAACGGATCGGTTTTGGAGATTACCCGATCAGATTCCGGAACCTGGACAATCCTTCTAACCAATCCGTCGGGTATCACGTGCCTGATGGCGGCGGGTGAAAACTGGGAAACGGTGAGGCCGGAGAAAAAGAAAAGAGGGGAGCCAAGTTGATGCAAAGTCTAATCCCGCCGGAATTTGATCAGCCCTTTTATTCAGGGCTCCTAACTATTGTTCTCGCCTGGATGGGCCGGATGATGTGGCACGTTCGCGAGGTCCAGGGCCATCGGCGGCGGTTTTTTTCCATGCACCTGATCTGGGAATTAATGACGGCCATATGCATCGGGTTCCTGGCCGATGGGGTTGCCGAATGGGTGGGCCTGGTCGGCAAGCCGGCGACGGCGGCAATTATCTTTGTTTCATACCTGGGGCCGCGCGGAGTCGAACAGATATTGCTGGCCTATGCCGATAAATTCACAACACGAAAAGGGAAATAGGCATGAAGTTATCAAAGAATTTTACACTTGCGGAACTTTGCAAATCTGGAACGGCCTTGCGATTCGGTATTGATAACACGCCGAACAGTGATCAAATGTTGGCGCTAAAGAACCTGGCCGAACATATTTTGCAGCCGGTTCGGGATCATTTCGGCGTGCCGTTTGTGCCAAACTCAGGGCTTCGGTGTGAAACCCTGGAAAAGCAAATTTGTTGGGGCGGCAATGACGATAAATCCTCTTTCGCCAGATGGTGTAAAAACCCAAAACGGAACCTGGCCGTTAATCAAGATTCATGGATGCAGTATTTTTTACGAAAATCGCATCCAACCGGCCAGGCGGCGGATTTTGAAGTTCCGGGTATTTCAAATATGGATCTGGCGGTTTGGATCGCAAATAATTTGGGTTTCGATCAATTGATTCTCGAATTTTGGTCGCCGGATGATCCGCACGCCGGTTGGGTGCATTGTTCTTTCCGGAAAGAGGGTAACCGCCGGGAAATTTTGACAATCGGGGCCGGCGGCACGTCGGCGGGCTTGGGGGATTGATGATGGATTGGGATAGCGTTTTAGCGATGGTTGCCGATGCCGCTCCTTTATTGGGAAAAATTTTGCCTATACCAGGTGCCGGCATTGCCGGCGCATTGATAGCGGCTGAATTTGGCACACAGAACACGCCGCAAGCGATCGGCGCGGCGCTGGCCGCCGATCCCAATGCCTATCAAAAATTGAAAGAACTGCAGGAAACCAATAAGGCGGCCCTGCAGGCGCAACTTATTCAATTGGAAACCATGAGTATTTCCCAAGTCAATAAGACGGCGCGCCAGGATTCAAAAAGCGAGGATCCTTTCGTTCGCCGCGCCCGGCCCTTTCTGATTTGGGCGGTTGGCGGATCCGTGGTTCTGGAGATCATTGTCGGCGGTGCCGTCATTGTTATTGATCCTGCCGCCATGGTCGATTTTGTCAGCCTGTGCGAGGCCATGGCGATCCCGCAAAGCGTTGCCGGCACGATGTGCGGGATCTACATGAAACAGCGTTCCAACGACAAGGCGTTAGCCGCTGGCCATGCCCCCGCCGCCGGCTTATTTCAGCAATTGACGGCAAAAATCGCCGGTTAAGCGATCGGATCCGCCGGGCGGCCAGGCCGGATCCGGGGATCATTTTAAGTTTATACTGCGCCGGATACTGCGCCAAAAATGAATAAGGGGTTAGCAGTTACCCGCTAACCCCTTGAAATCATGGTGGGAACGACTGGGATTGAACCAGTGACCCCTGCAATGTCAA